CCGGTGCAAATTTTCTACGGTTGACAGAATATTGAGCGTTAGTCAAAAATTATCTACAAAGGTGTATTCTTTCAAGGAAGGAACCCGTCAATGGATTTTCCCGGCATATCCTCGCTACGTTCCGGTATTCCAGTTCCTCCATTGCCACCCTCATTCAGAATATTCTCACCCGGTATAAATTTTTTTTATAACCTTAAATTCAATATTATGACAACTTTTGAAAAACATTACATCGGAAAAGGAACTCAGGTAGAAAACCTTGACATCGTGAGAATTGTATTACCAGTTGAAGGCCTCGAAAAAGCAGTGTTCGAAAAGAACGGAGTAAAGTACCTCTCATTTGAGGTGGCTAAACTGAAACAAGACGACAAATTCGGACGCACCCACACCTGTTATTATCAGACCAAAGTTTCGGCAGCCATCCCAATACAGCCTTATGGTCCTGAAGAACAAAAAAAGGCACAAAAACCTTCCAAAAAGAAATCGAAGAAAGAACCGGCTAACGATGACTTTCCCTTTTAACTGAAACCAAAGAAAGCCGAAAGGCTTTTTTTTATGTCGCTCCTGATCCCCGAACCTGTCGAAAGGCCGTCATTGCGAGGTACGAAGCAATCTCATACTCCACTCTACCTCTGCCAACTGCGACTGAATACTGAACACTTTCCCTGGTACCTATACCTGAACACTGCGACTGAACACTGCCTTCGCCTTCATCCCTGGTTTTATAGCAAAATTACACGCTAAGAAACGGTCAATATCCAGGGCTAAGGATTATACCTAAACAAGGATTTTCCCGGCATATACTCACTTCGATCCGTTATTCCAGTTCCTCTTTGTTTACCCCTGATTTTGACCCTGAAAAACTGCATATAATTTTTAACAAAACTACAGTATGAAAACTTACAAATTAAAATCAGCCGCAGTAGATCAGGAAAACCGACAGAACCTATGGGAAGCCTTCGTTACTTATTTAGATTCGGTTTACTTCGAAGGAGCTGCAGAACTTCTCGATCAGGAGTTGATCAGCTTCGAGTACAATCAATTTGTTAGCAGCATCGCAAGTTGATGCTGCTAATAAATATTTCAAATGTTCGCATATATATGCGAACATTTGAAAAGAATTTTGTAGATTTGAACATGAAAAAATTAAAGAGAATCCCAGGATACTACTGGATTTGGATTAAACGAGACAATGAATGGATTATTGCTGAGTATGATGAAGATGGTAAATGGTGGTTTATTGGTAATGATGGTTCTGAAAAACTTGGAATAGAAGACATTGTCGGTGAATTAATTATTAGGTATGAAATTGGATAAGAATAAAAACCACTATGCTCAACCTCATAGAAACCTACATCAAGCAAAAGTTCAAAGGCTGGCCAGCTTACGAGCGTGCCGCAGGCCTTCCTAAAAACCATGGCAAACGCCGTGTAGCTTTTTACCTGGATAAACTTTCAGCATTACTAAAACCACTCGGATTAAAAATTAAAATCGAAGAAGATGAAAAATCCATTTAAAACATATTGGAATTGGTTATTAAACAAAAATTATCCATCATGCCTTGCCGAAGAACTGGCAATTAAAACACCATATACCGTTGAAGAACTTCAGCCAATGATTAATATAATTAAAGTATATTCAGGTTTCGACAAAAACTCAAAAGAAGCTGAGCAAACACATATAGTTAAAGAAAAAAGTTACAAATGTGTTGTTGCTGCTATGGAGGGAATGTTTGATCCTTCACGGGTAGCAGTTACATTATTTGAAGGAAATGAGTTTATATCTAAAATTGCTGAAGATGGAAAATAACCAACTTGCCCAATACTATAACGAACAATTCAAACAGCCGTTAGATCCACCATTCGAAACACTCACTCCGGAAGATGCTCAAAGATTTAAAAAAATATTTGAGCGCTCAGTCGGTTTTGCGGCATGGAAACGCGATAAAGCAATACAACAACTCACGGTTGCAGTTGCAGAATCCTTCAAAAAAATAAATGATTATTTTATCTCAATTGGCCAAAGCAAAGCCTTTGAACAAATTGAAATTTCGCTCAAAAAAACAACTAAGAGGCTCAAATTATTTAAGTAAAAGATGAAAAATCCATTTAAAACATTTTGGAATTGGTTGTTCCCAGGTAAACCATCAGAAGTAAAGTCGATCTTAAAAAGTATCAGGTCTGAATTTGCATTCATGGGCTTTGATTTATCCGATATGTCCGACGAAGAAATCAGTAATGGCATCGTTAATGCTCAAAAACGATTTCAGAATTGCGGGTTTACTGTCGATGAATTTATTCAAGCATCGAAATTGCTAGGTAAGGCCTTGAATTCAGTTTAACCATAAAAATTGAAGAAGATGGATATTAAACTACAAAAATTCTCATTCACGGCTGAATGTCATGCTGACATTATCGGTTTTATTACAAAGTTTGATGTGGAGTTTCTTTCGTATAAGATGAAAACACCATTTAATGAAGTTGAATCCTGTGATTTCAAATTCAAAGCATATCTATCAAAAGAAGAAGTTATAGCAATGATGCAGGATTTACCAGGGTCACAGCGTATGATTCAAACCCTTATCGGTTCAGACGTTTATCCTTAATAATTTAAAATTTGAGTTATGGAAACTTTGGAAAAACAGGCGTTTGAATTGGTTGAACGCATCTTTAAAGATTGTGATCCTGAATTGAAACAATTAACTTACATAGACAGAAGCCATATTAAAATTTCTGCCCCACAGGTTTTTATTGATCTATTGGTTGAAGGTCACAAAAGAGCTTTAGGAATATGGCCCTATAGATCTCCTGAAGGAAAATTTTATTTTCGTGACATCGAAGTCATTCCAAATTATCAAATGGAAGTTGTTTTATTTCATAGGGATTATCCAAAACTACTTCAACCGTGGATGATTCATAAAGTAAAACTTAGATCAGCGCCAAATATGACATCATTTGTAATTGATAATTAAGAAGAGGCTCACGCCTCTTTTTTTTGCCCAAATTGTAAATAGTAAATAGGCTAATCGTAAATCATAGAAAGACTACTCTCACTCAATTTTGCCCCGAAGTTATTGATCGCATCCCGGAAAAGTAAAGGGAGCTTTTCTCCTTCCGGAAGGGAAATGAAAAGCTTGCTTCACACTCGGTCACCTTTTTGCTCCGTCATCCCGAACTTGTTTCGGGATCTGTCAACATACCTGCCTTCCCATGCAAAAACCTGACATTCGCCCTTGACCAATTCCGGTCTGCTCAATTTTAGTTGGCTCAAAATTAACAGGAGAGCCAGCCTACATAAATCCACAGGGCAGTGGTGCAACGAATGACAAAAGTAATTAAGCTTCAACCCGAGTATGTAAAAGGTAAGTACCAGGACAATTACCACCAGGTGCCAAAACTAACACTCAAAGGAAACTGGTTAGCCGCAGCCGGGTTTCAGCCACACCAAACCGTACATGTCACAGTCGAGAATGGCAGAATGACAATCGTTCCAACGCTCCCTGAGCGCGAAGCAGTCGAAGGGAGGGCTCTCTAATGGAAAAACAAAAAAGCTTTGCCCAGTACATGCAGCAGTTAGCGCGTCGGAACAGCATCTCAAACGTATTCAGCGACTTTTTAGAAATGGCAGTTTGTGCACTATCGCTGGGGGCCATGGAAGACCGGTACCTTGAAATAGTGCGACGGTACGATAAACCCGAAGCCTACCTGATGGCTGAAGCGTTTGGCGCACTGGTCTGTGAAATGGATAACCACGGCGAAGGATTACGTGATGTGTTTGGCGATTTCTTCATGGAGCATATCAGTTTTGGACACAATGGCCAGTTCTTCACTCCGGAACCGATCTGTGAAATGATGGCACGAATAACCAACCCAATCGAAACTGGATCCCGTGTGCTGGATTGCGCCTGCGGAAGTGGACGAATTCTAATGGCAGCCGCGAAGATCAACCGAAATGCCACATTCTACGGAGCCGATATCGACCGTAACTGTGCCATGATGTGCCTGATCAATATGTGTCTGAATGGAATGTTTGGCGAAGTTGCCTGGATGAACTCACTCAGCAACCAATTTTACGGCGCCTGGCAGGTACAGATTCATCCAACCGGATTAGGTCCTTACATTGTACCCATCACCGAAGCCGAAAGCGTAATTGTGCTGAAAATGCCGGAAACTGTGACGCAAAAACCAAAAACCATAACAATTCCGGTTACTTCCGAACAAACGGATCTTCTCGACGATTTGCTCAGTGCAACATCGGTGACTGAGCCTGTCGAAGTCCAGCAGCTCACTTTATTTTAAGCCCTTCGGGGCTTTTTCTATTTGCTAAACTTTTCCCTATCTTTACACCGCACAACACTTTTATCCATTATTCCCTCAAGGACAGATCGGGTCACACTTTGGCCCTTTCTGTCTTATATACATTTATCCTTGGGGGTAGTGTTGTGCAAATTAAGATGGGAGGGGCTTTTATGATACACACAACCGACATCCGTCAAGAACTCATTGAACTCCGTCAGCTCGAAGAAGCTGCACGGGTTCAATTCGACCAGGCCAAAAACCAACTCCTTAAAATAAAGAAACGCATCCGCAAACTCGAAAAACTCCTCACTCCCCAAGACAATTAAAAGCCCCCTCTAAATCTCCTCCCGGTAAAACCGGGAAGACTTAAAAACCGTCATTGCGAACTGCGAGGAACGAAGCAGAAAGCAACCCCACTGAGACTGAACACTGAGACTGAATACTTTTTTTGTCCTTTCCTTCCTGTCACCTATCTCCGATATTTGAAATATAAACATCAGTAACCTTTCAATTTATCGGATATGGACAATAATAGTTCAATTAATAGCATCCGTTCTTTCTCCCTCCCTTCTGGGGAGGGACGGGGTGGGGCTTTAAAACAAATATTCCTCAAAGCTCTCCGGCATCTTCTGGATCCGTTCGACCGTAGTATCGAGCGGTTGCCATTTGATATCGTTTATGGCGAAAAAGACGGAACGGTCGTCAACGCCCGTGTGATTTGCACATCATCAAATTTCAAAAACGACACATTCAATTTTAAATATCCTGAAAGTGGCGAGGTACGCACAGTTCATGCCCAGCTGCTTTTTAATGTTAATGGTATGGAGGTAATGATATGACACAGATAGAAAAAATCAAGGAAGAAATAATCATGCATCACGATGGGACTACCGCTTATTCACCGGGTACTTCCGCTGTTTTTCTGCAAACGACCGACACCTCGAATATATTTGGAGTACCTGATCGGGAACCGGCCAACATTACAGTGAAGGGTCATGATAAAGAAACAATGCCACGAATGGTACCATGGGGCGCTAACAACGATTTGCCCAATAAAATCATCGAAAAATCAGGCAAACTGGCACAAATGAATGCCAATCTTTGGTTTAACGTGCTGTTAAGTTATGGTGACGGCATCAAACCGGTGAAGATTACCGGCGAAGGTGAAAACAAAAAAATTGAACCCTATACCGGGAATGATGAAATTGACCGCTTTTTTGAAGAGAATGATATGCAATTATATTTGCTTGAGCAAATGACCGATATGCATTGGTTTTTTAACTGTTATCCCGAAATCATATTCAATGGCGAGGATGGTGACAAGCGCAAGATTGTTGAACTTCGCAGCAAAGAAGCTTCATTTTCGCGCTGGAGTGAGATGAATCCGGAAAACGGGCGCATCGAATGGCATTACTATTTTGCTTATTGGGGCGTATATCAACCCTGCGAAAAATATCCATGTACGGCCACCAATGTACTCGATCATCACACTCCTTTGCGCCATCTGCGCGAAGCGATGACCGAAGATCTGAAAAAACCGGTGAAAGCCCGCCGTAACCGTTTCATTGTTCCGGTAAATTTCCCTTCACCCGGGCGAAATTATTATCAGAAGCCGTATTGGTATGCCATTTTTGAGGGTGGATTATACGATTTTGCCATGAAAATACTTCCATTTAAGGATGCCATCATGCGAAATCAGGCATTGATCAATTACATCATACTGCTCGATCCTGATTATTTCAAGGAAATATTCCGACGCGAGAGCATTACCGGAGACAAAGAACAAAAGGCCCGAATGAAGAAGGAATATAAAGACATCAACGACTTCATTAAGGGGAATGAAAATAGTGGAAAATCGATTATTACCTTTCAGAAAAAAGACCCTGCCGGTCAGCCATATCCCATGATTAAGATTGATGTAGTGAAAAACGAGATGAAAGATGGCGCTTACATCGAAGATTCGGAAGAAGTATCGAACCTTATCGCTTATGCCATGATGACCCAGCCCGCATTGGTTGGTCCGCCACCAGGCAAGAACAAAACCATCAATGGTACTGAAGCCCGTGAGCTTTTCATCATTAAACAGGCATTGATGAAACCATTCCGCGACCGCATCCTTCGACCGCTCTACCTCATTAAGTCGATTAACAAGTGGCCTGCCGATCTTCACTTTGTGATCCCTAACCTGGAGCTTACCACGCTCGATAACAATAAGACCGGAAGTGTAACCAAAGTAAACGAACCACTCAAATGATACTTACAATAGAAGATATAAAAACACATCTGCCGCTGAATTCAATCAACGACATCTCGAAATACGAAGCATTCGAGATCAGGGCTTTGTACAAATATTTGCCCAAATACCTGGGTGATATTTTAGTTGAAAGTATCTATGATTTTGGGACTCCGCTGGAAGATTCGGCAAATTCAGAACTGGATCCGGACGCTGAAGATATAGATCGCTTAATCAATGCTTTAAAACCGGTTCTGGCCAACCTGACCATACTTGAAAGTATTCCACAGTTCAATCTTGTGGCTACCGGCTTCGGTTTTGGCATTGTCAGCAACCCCAACCAGGCTCCGGCCAGCATGGACCGGGTACGCGATTTGAAAGACTCGTGTCTCCAGGCCGCCAACGACGGCCTCGACCGCTTATTATTGTTTTTGGAGAATCATGCAGATAAATATACGGCCTGGAATAAATCGTGTATCAATACCGGCAGCCTGATCCCATCGGCAGCCGTGTATGATCAGTTCGTTGATATCAACTGTAGTCGAAGGCGCTTTGTCGATCTGAAACGGCATATCAATTTCGAAGAGCTGACTAATTTCAGCAATATCTTCAGCGCTGAATTTCTTACCGAACTTCGTGCCGCAACTGATACTGCCGTTAAACCAATTATTCAGCAAGCCCTGGCATGGTCAGCAGAAATACAATTTCAACGTTCTACCAATCCTACTGCAGATGTATCCTACTGGCGCAATAAGTATGTTTCGGCATTGAGCAATGCTATGGCTTATTTGCGCACTCACCTCGATACTTACCCGGTATATGCGTCAAATGCTTATGAAGCGCCTTTTAACAATGCTACTGCTCTCGACGATGACGGCGAACAATATGGCTTTTTTATAGGAGGGATTACCGGATGAACGAAGTAAATTTACACCTGCCCAAATGGAATAATCTTACCCGTAAACAGCTGCTGTACATCTGCCAGCTATTCCGTAACGGGTACGACCAAAATACTTTTCGCCTGAAAGCCTTTCTGCACCTAACCGGTGTAAAAGCATTGCCACGAAAGATCAGGAAAGATCAGGAATACTGGCAATTTCGAAAAAGAAAAGAGGAATTCTGGCTCACGTCAATCGAATTAACCTGGTTCCTGAAATCGGTGGATTACCTGACTGAGAATTGCAAACTAACCATCAACCTTTTCCCGTCGTTTCTGATCGGATTGCGCCGCTACTGGGGACCATGCCGCGAATGCCGCAATCTGTCGTGGAAAGAATTCATACATGCCGAAGGCCAGTTTTTTGCTTATAACAATGCAAAACCCGAACGCAAACAGTTTTACCTGAACATGCTTTGTGCCGTGATGTATCGCCCACAACAATCGCATTATCATCCCATGAGCCCCGATTATAACGGTGATCGTCGTCAGCCGTTCAACGATTTTATTTATCCACAACGGGCAAAATGGTTCCGTTTGCTCTTGATGAATAAACGCTATGCTGTTTACACCTTTTATGCAGGGTGCCGCAATGTCATGGTCAAAGCACATCCACAGGTATTTAAATCAGGCGGCGTTTCATCCGAAGCCCCGGTAAGCCCGGTAAAAGGATTTATTCAGTTGGTATCAGATCTTAACCAGGGCGACGTCACTAAAAACGAACAGATTTTCAACTCACCCGCATGGGATGTTCTGGATCTGCTCGAACGTATGATCGAAAAACAACAACCGAATTCAAAGAAATAAATCATGCCAAAAATATTTGAAATAAAACCGATATTCATTGAAGGTTACATGCCTGAAAATATGGAAGAAGGAATTATTTATATTTCATGGCGTTTCAAATTAGCCATTCATTTATGTGCATGTGGCTGTAAGCAAAAAACGGTTACTCCCATTCAGGAAAATACAGACTGGAAGTTAACCGAAAATGATGGTAAAGTCACACTCAGGCCCTCAATTGGAAATTTTAAGGGAGAATCGCCATACCACGCATATTATTTTATAACTGACAATAGGGTTGAATGGCTTTAACTTATAATTCATAACTTATAACTCAACATCATGTTCAACTTCAAATCATACATGCTCGATTGTGCCACCCGGTTAAAAGATATCGGGCACACCAATTCAGTCAAACGTTTTTTCCGTTGCTCCGGAATTGCCGGACTGGAAGAATTGCTAAACCAACAAACCGACGTTACTGGCCGCGTATTGGTCATTCACAACAACGAAGAAGGTTCGGTAGGCGATCAGGTTCATTCCGACAATTTCCTCGATTCGCCTTACTATGTGTTTTACGTGCTCGAAAAGGTGGAAGATTACAACGATTTCGACGCTGAAGAACTGGCCAAGAAAAACTGCAAAACCACCGGGTTTAAAATCCTTGCCCGAATGATCCGTGAAAAACGACTGGGACTGAACGGTCTTTCGTTTCTCGATTTCTCCAGCATTCCCTACCAAAATGTAGGACCTATTGGTATCAATTTTCATGGGGTCATGTTCTCGTTTACCGTCACCGATGGCGATACCAGACTAATATACAGCGCTGCCGACTGGGATAGTCTATAATTCAACCCGTCATTGCGAGGAGGCACGACGAAGCAATCCCAACGAATTATAGATTGCTTCCCGCCACGTTCCTCGCGGTCGCAATGACGCTTCGAACAAGGCAATGGGGTTAAATCGTAAATCGTAAATAAATAAATTGTAAATATCCAATGGCAGATAACACCAACATATCATTAACCGTCGAAGCATGGGCCGAGATAGTTGTCAAGACCTGGCTCGAAAAAATAATCATGCTCAAGATTAATTACAGCCATGACCTGTACAATAGTTTTGCACACCATGTCATCACCAATGCCAATGGAGATCCGGATCGTATCGAGTTCGCATTTTTATATTACGGTAAGTTTGTCGATATGGGTGTTGGCAGGGAGTTTTCCCGAGGCAATTCAGGTAATATAGGTTTTACACCAAAACGTAAGCCAAAGCCCTGGTATAGTAAAGAATTCTATCACCAATTACAGATCCTTCGCGAATTATTGGCCGAAAAATATGCCATGAAAGCATCACAGGTGATCATGGTTAATCTTGAATCATTTGATGTGGATAGTTCATTGGTAAATTCTCACAGTCCAAAATCAACACCAAATAATAATCCAACGGCCAGGGCTTACGATAAGGCCCGGGGAAGAGGATATTAATTTAGCAAAACTTGAAAACAATGGAAGGTAAAAACATTTTATTTGTATGTGCTGCCAATGTAAACCGTAGCATTACCGCACAATTTTGGTTCTCCTTTTTGAAACCCGAAAATCAGTACGAAAGCGCCGGATCATGCCCCACTGCATGTCGTATT